TGATGCATTAACAGGATTTGGAAGTACAGAAGACCTTGCTATTCAAGATTGGTGTGAGGCTGGAGTGTTAGAAATTATCAATATTCTTCCTCCTGAATTAAAAGAGAAGTGTATGACGGAAACTACATTAAATAATTCTTCTCCTACTATGGATTTAGATGGAGTTGGAAAGATTTTATATGTTTCACGTCTTTCTGCTAATTCTGGAGGATATAGGGTTTCGTGTAGAGAAGTGCCATCAATACATGCAGGGCTAACATCAGATTCATCAAATTTACTCTATTATGGAACAGTTACTGACCCTGTTTATTGGATTCAAAGTACAAGTGATGCTGCAATATTGAATGTATATCCTACTCCTGAAGCAACACAAACTGCAAGAGTGTATCATATTGGATATCCAACAGTAACTTATGATAATATAATTATTCCAAACTTTCCAGATGAAGCTGAACATTTTGTAGTATTATATGCAGCAATCAAGGCAACTGAATATATGATGCTATCAGAGGAAGACCAAGAAGTATATGCCCCACAACTTGCAACATTAAAACAAGATTATGTACAAGGGCTTGCAACTCTTAAGGGAGGGCAACAAGGATGAAAGTAAAAGAATTAATTCAACAAGTTGAGCATTTAATGGGTCGTCAACCTGAAGGTTATATGGTTCGTTTAATAAATGATGGCTTGCTTGATATAGCTTCAAAGAAAAAAGAATATACTGTATCGGCAGTAACAGCCTTAGAAAAGAATAAAAGATGGTATACACTTGACGAGCAAGTTATTGATATTACAAAAGTAGAAGTATTGGATACAAATAGTCGCTATGTAATGATACCAAAATTGGCAGATTCACATAGATTATTACGTGAGGATACTGATATAACTGATGATGTATTAACAAGTAGTTAGGAGTAATATGGCAAAAAGAACATATCCAAATGATTATTTTGCATGGTATAATGATGATAAGCGTGTTGCAATATTATGCCTTGATACAACATCAACAACTGCAGAGCAAACAAAAGAACCTTATGATTCATATCAAGATGCTGATGTATCAAATGGTTTAAGAATAACATATCATTCAAAATATGAAACTGTAACAACAAATCATTTGGATGATGATTTTGATGATGCACATGGACTTGATACTGGAATGCAAAATGCATTATTATGTTATGTAAAAGCAAGATTATATGAAGACCAAGGAGATATGCAAAAAGCTCAATATTTTAGACAAATGTATGAAAAATCTATTAAACAATATCCATCACGTAAATCAGGTGTACGGCAATTATCTGTGCCAAGGTTATAGGAGAATATATAAATGAGTTCAACAGTAACAAGTTGGTCACCAGATGACAATACAAAAGCAAGTGAAACAACTTCAACAGCATTAAATAATGCTACATTGAGTGGTACTCTTGCTGTGACAGGAGTTATAAGTCCTACTACACATATTGATATGCCTGATAGTGCTAATATAAAATTAGGAACTGGGGATGATTTACAATTATATCATGATGGGTCTAATTCATATATAACAAATTCAACAGGGGCGTTAAAACTTGCTACAGAATCAAGTGGTATTGCAATCACAATTGGGCATACAACATCTGAGGTTACTATTGGAGAGAATCTTACTGTTACAGGAGCTACTACATTGAGTGGAGGCGTAACTGGGAATGTAACTGGGAATGTAACTGGGAATTTAACAGGCAATGTAACAGGGTCTAACTGGACTGGTACTTTAAATATAAGTGATGCTACCACTGTAACGGCTAATCTATCATCAATGTACTCAAATTCAGGGGGAGCGGTTTCAATACTTGCATGGAATACGTCTTCGGATGATGATAGTGATGCTGCTGTCGGGGTGGTTACAAATAGTAATAATGCCGATGTATATTGCTCATTTATTCACTCAATCGAAGACGACCCTGATGAGCGATGGTCTTTAGGTGTTGATGGTAGTTCTGATACATTCAAATTGTCTTATGCTGCGACTAATGATACTGTTACTCCATCGGCAAGTGCTAGTTATGATTTAATGAATATTACTAAAGCGGGAGTGGTAACTATACCAGGCAAAGTTGTTGCAAAGACATACAAGCCTGAAACTTTCTTTGCTTATAATCTGGCTGCTTCTAGTGCTTTATCTAGTGGTACTGAATACTATATGCCTGTTGGCGGTAACCCGTTTGATTTTTCAACTGTCACCCTTGGGATTGAACCAATATCTAGCTTAGTACAAACAGCTATGTGTGATTTTGCAATAGAAAGAATTGCTACAAATATCTATTACGGACAAGCTAATGTAACTTCTATTGAGATAAGATTAAAAAAATATGATGGAAGTGGGGATTTAGATGATAAAGCTCAATGGGGCACAGTTGGGACTGTAGCTACAATATATAATTCATCTACTTTAAATGCTGATACAAGAGTAGTACAAACTCCATCAGACTGGGTTATTGAAAAAAATGAAATATGGGGACTTACATTAGAATATACCCTTTCATCAGGAACTGTTACTAATGTGCAAATGAGCGGAGGCATATTAATGTTGCAGGACTGGAATGATATCATAGCAAATACATAGGAGACTTAAATGTCTAAAAAAGATATAAAATACAAAGAATTGAAGAAAGAAACAGAGAAGCCCACAGTTGAATCATCAATTGAAGCATTGACAACACAATTGAAGGATTATCGTGAAAAGGCTGAATATTTTAGAACAATGACTCTCAAAGCAGAAGGTGCTTTGGAAGTATTAAATCAATTGAAGGCTGATGATGGAGAGTCTTAAAGATTCGCTCATTACAGTAGGTCAGGGAGGTGGTGCAATAGCATTGAGCTTATGGACTGCATTACCTGATATAGTTAGACTTGGAATTTTAGTTGCAACATTTATACATATTATGATTAAGATTGACAAGGAATTAAAATAATGCACTCATGCTCTGTCAAGAGCTTAAAGCATAACTCACAAGGAGAATAAACATGGCATCAAGTTTACATAAATACACAGTAGTAGAGGCTCAAAATGCCTCAATGGGTCAAGCAGGAGCAAAATTTATAAGTGACCAAGCAGTACATACAGGAACATTTGTAGCAATACAATGCCTTGAGGATACTGTATTTAATGCATTAACCCCAGATGATACAACTAATGGTTATGGTGTTGGCTCATATAATGGGAATACAATGGCTAGTGAGACTATCTCAGCAGGCACTACTATATATGGAAGATGGACTACTATTGACTTGACTTCTGGCTTAGTTATAGCCTATATAGGTTAATTATGGCTTTAGGATTAGGGGCATCCCTTAACACAGTAAGAAAGGCAACCCTCTCTGGGATGGTTACTTCAGGTCTAGTACTCAAGCAAAACTTTGACACAGGAGCAGTTACACCCATAAGTGATGGTGCAGCTTATTTTAATCAGTCTAATGATGACTACATAGCTTTGAGCTCAATTACGGCTATCTCAGGTGACTTCACTGTTGCTGCTTGGATAGCTCCTGATACTCTTGGATATGACGCTATATTAGGGTCTTCAGGGTCTATAAAATCACTTATAGGATTTGCAGGGGCTGATGATATTCGCATTAGATTACACAAAGCTGATGATTCTTCTTATTGGTATGATAGTTGGGATACAGGATTAGCTGATATAGCAACAGATGGAACTTGGACTCATTATGCTGTCACTAAAAGTGGAACAACTCTTTTGCCATATATAAATGGAGTTTTAGGCGCAACAGGAACGCTTAATGGTAGTGATGGAATACTTAAGATAGATACCATTGGAGGTCTTACTACAGCCAGCACTCCAGCTTATGAGTGGGATGGATTAATGTGTAATATTGGTATATTCTCAGCAGTATTAACTCAAGCCCAAGTCAAATCTATTATGTATAAAGACTATTCAGGGTTAACTACTTCAGAGAAAACAAATTTAGTATCATGGTGGAATCTTAGTGCCCTCCATGCAGATGGTTCTACTGTTGTAGATTCACATGGTTCAAACAATGGGACACTTTCATAATGCCAGCTACTATACAAACACCCAACAAACCATTACACCCAAGAGTATTAGATACCTCTGGCAACAATAACCATGGCACTCCATATACAGGTCAAGCATTAGAGTTTGATGGGGTTAGTGATTATATAAGTGCAGATGTATTAGATATAGATGTTGATACTGAAAACTGGACAATATCTTGCTGGATAAATATAACTGCTTATGCATCTAATAGTTCATATATAAATGTATGGGGCAATGCAAAAGACGGTAGTAATAGAATAGGAATACAGGCATACGACCAAGACTCGGATTCTCCTAAACTTGCATTTGTAACTTATAACGGGAGTAGCTATGTATCAACAGCATCTGATGTTGAATTAGACAAAGATACATGGTATTATATAGTTGCAACCTGTGCTAGCAATACATTAAAACTTTATATAAATGGAACATTACAATCAGGAAGTGCTGTTACTACATCTTTAAGCAATACAGTAAAATGTGTTGTAGGTGGAACTGCATCTGGAAGCAATGTATTTAATGGAAAAATATCCAATTTTCAAATATGGAATGCCCTTTGGTCTGCTTCTGATATATCCTACGCCTATCTCAACCCTGAAAGACTAGCCCTAGGCAACTCTGGCACTTCTCTCACTTATTCAGACCTTAAACTATGGTATCCTATGCAGGATGGACATAGAGGTAATCAATCTTATTTATTGGATGGTGCTAATAGTACAGGATTAGGTGATGATTTGGCAAGTAGTTTGACTTGGGTTAGTGATGCCTCAAGCCCATTAGAAACACTTACATCGAGTGGAAATGTAGTAACTGAAGCTGCTAATACAACAGGATGGGGAATAGGAGCTACAACTGGATTCAGTCTGACAGCAGGGGTTGTGTATAAATTAGTATTTGATTTTACTCTCAATAGTGGAACTGTCCCAAATAAAGTGTTGATTGCACTTAATACATCTCTTGGGTCAAATCAAGATTTTATTATTACTGGAATTGAGAATGGATTACAAACTCATTATTTTACTGTAAGTTCAACAAGGACAGACTGGAGATTTGGCGTAAGAGAGAATAGTGCTACGAATTGGTCAATATCTGATTTAAGTATAAAGGCTGTAAAAGCTAGTGACAAAAACCACGGCACTTCTGTATTCTATGGGGAGGAGTTGGCAGTTAACGGAACTATGGAAGCTGATTCTAATTGGAATGATAGATTACTTGAGGGTGGTGATGTTCAGGAGCGAAGTAGTACAAGGGCACATGCTGGTACATATTCAAGGCATGTAAATGTAGATGCAGCGAATGAAGGGACGCAAAGTGATGCTTGGTCATCTCATGTAGTAGCTGGGAGGACATATTATATAGAAGCGTATGTATGGATTGAATCTGGAGAGGTATATATGCTAGATGCTGGAGGTAATTGTGATTTTCAGGAAGAACTAGCTACTACAGGTAGTTGGCAAAAAATGTCAGCAACAGCAACAGCAGCTTCTAATGGAGCTGAATATGTTAAATTTGTAGCTAAAGGTGCAGCAGCTGAATTTTATGTAGATTCAGTTACTGTCAAAGAAGTAGGCTTTGCTACAGGCTGGACAGATGCAGATGCTCAAACAACAATACCACAACTTGGATTCCAATCATATAATCAATTAGCATGGTTTGATGG